TTCCTGCTCGGCACGAGCCTGGGCTGCTGCTGCAGCCTGAGCTGCTGCAAGCTTGGCCTGCTGTTCTTCAAACTTGAGCTGGAACTCTTGATCTGCAACATTCTGCAGGTACTCTTCCTTAGCAGCCTGCAGCCTAGCAATGTCCTCGCCCTGCCTGTAGCCGTAGCTAGTGATGTCTGCGCGAGCAAGCTCCTCAGAAGTCTTGCCCATGACGTCGAGCATTCCCGCCCAGTTGGACTGATTCATCATCTCTACGTCTTGAGCTACTGCAGCTGCCTGGGCTGCCACATCATCGGTTGCGCTGCCGATATCGCCCACGCCCATACTTTGAAGCACTGCTTCATTCTGAGTCTGGCGCTGCTGCTCACGTTGAGCCATCTTGCCAAGGGTTGACTCGCCTCTTGAGGCCGCTGCTTCCTGCAAGCGACTGTAAGCCTCTTGAATGTCATCAATGTCAGCGCTACGTGCGCCAATAATCTCTCCGTAGATGTTCTGAATCTGACCAGCGTTTGCGCTGTAGCGGCTTTCGGCATTTCTCCGCTGCTGGTCTAGTGCATCAAACAGTGGGGCAAAGACGCTAGAAATACTAGGGCCGGCTGGGCCACGCTGCTGCTGGTCTTCAGTAGGCAGCTCAGGTGGGCGCATACCTTCAAATCTTGCTCTTTCTCCGGTGTCGCCGGGGTCGCGAGGAGGAGCCGACGGCAATAAGTCCATTGGGGAAGGGATGGCAGAAACGCCCGGCATTGGGGCTGTGTACTTGGGGCCAGTTCTTGGGATCTGATAAGTACTAGAAATTCCGCTAGGCTCAGAAATGTTTTCCCTAGGTATCTGGTAAGTGCTTCCGTATCTGGGGGCGTCCTTAACGTTTTTTTCAAACCAATCTTCGTAAGTTGCCATCGCTTAGCCTATCTTCAGTGTCTTGCCGGCGTAAATCAGGTTTGGATTCTTGATCTGGTTTAGCTCTGCTAGCTTGGAAACTGAAGTTCCGTATCTGCTTGCAATCTTGCCCAGGGTGTCACCTGACTGGATCTTGTAAGTTTGTGCCGCTGGTTCTGGTGTTGGAGCTGGCTCTTCAGTCGGCAGTGTCTTGTCGTCAACTGGAGCTGCGGTGTCCATGGTCTCTTGGCCAGTGGCAGTTGTTTGAGTAGCTAGAGGCGAAGTGCTTGCGTTCTCAACCTGAGTTAGACCGTAGTACTGGGGTAAACCCTGCAGCTCTGACAGCGCTTGCCTACGAGCTCCAGCACCCACAGCACCAAACATGGTTGGGTCTGTAATAAAGGTCTCATCATCCTGAGCGCCTGCGCCGTAAAGAACTTCCTTGTTTGCAATTAAAGCATTTATTGCCGCTTCTGCCTCATCCTTGGCAGCAGCGGTTTCACGCTGGACTGGGGCAAAGCCCTCTGTGACCATCTTGGGGGTGCGCATACCGCGTGCAGCGTAGTTGCCGGCAATTTCACGCACCGCCTCCGCCTGCGCTTGCTGGCGACGGAAAGCGTTTTTAACTTCAGCAGCCCTAGCAGCGTTAATCTCATAGTTAGCTTGAGTCAGGCCAGGCAGGTAGTCTGAAAGGTAAGCATTCTTGATTGACTCGGTGTAAAGCGGGCTGTTGAGAATGCTGCTTAGAATATTTGCCGAATCCACCGCCGTATTGCCAGTAGTCTGAGGAGTGTAGCCAGCGTAAGGCCTGTCCTTGGTAATTTCACCCTCTGCGTCATAAACGCCAGGCATGTTGCCTCCAGCTAGATACTGGAAAAGCGTTTCACGGTCAGCCTTGTACTGGTCAACCTTGCGCTGTGCACCTGCTTCTTTTGTAGGGTCGCCAATGCGGCTAATGTAGCCTTGGCCTCTGGCAATCTTGTCCTCAAGATCCAGCATTGCCTGAGTAATTTCATCTGCTGACCCGTATTGTGTGGGATCTACTGCCATTAGATAAACCTCATGTAGTCGGGGCTAGCGTAATTCTTACCCTTCATGGCTTTAGTCTTTGCCTGCAATGCGTTTAGCTTTGCTTTGCGCATACGGTCACGCTCTGCATAACCGCCCTTGTCTACTGGGCCCATGGTTGGGTTCATACGACCACCGCCATAAATACGAGCGCCCGCAGCATACGGGTTGAACTCCGGAGTGCCGAGTGCTCCGTATTCTGCGCCTGCCATTAACTAACTCCCTGCGAAATAGCTGCCTTGACTCCGATCATCGGCGTAATGCTAAAGATCTGAGCAGGTGCTGTGGACTCCGACCCGTCCGTGTTTATGTACAACTCAAAGTATACCCGACGGAACCTCAAAGCGTGCTCCAACTTGAGGTTTATGCGCTCAGGTCTAGTCCAGCTAAATGTGCGAATTGTTGTGACGTTGAATGGGAATGGCGCTGGGTTTTCCCAGCCAATGTCAACGGCCTCAAGCTCTGGCCACGTAAACTCTTCAAGCCAGTCCCAAGTAGACTGAGTTGTCGTTTCGAGAGACACTGGGAAGACCTTTGCAGTAACTTCACCGACCGCCATAATCGAAGCTGCCCACCAGTAAAGCCTCTTAAACTCGTTGGGGGTGCTGAAGTCATAGATTTTTGTTCGCAAAGCGCACTGCATCGGCTCAGCGCCGTCGCCCTCGTGGTAATGGTCGCAAGTGCGGTAAACGGCGCTATTGCCGCTAGAGGCATTGTTAGAAATAGTCCAGCCTTCTAGCGCTTGGTCAATAACATCAGGCGGGCTGGGGACAACTCTTGTGTACACAAAGCCAGTTGTGGTGTTCCATTCTGACCAGGTGCCTGTCTTTAGCTGCAGTACGTAGATGTTGCCCGAGTAGAAGACAATTAAGCGAGCGCCGAGTACTGAAAGTGCGTAGGGTACATCTAGGCCAGAGGCTGCTTCACTTCCTTCAAAGCGTACCTTTTGGTCATTCAAGCTCTGGAATACGCCGTTGTAGTAACTGTAAGTTTGATCTGCCGAAAGAACAATAATTGCGTTTTCGTAGCGAACAATGCACTTTTGATTTTCTGCACCGATGCCTTCTTGCACCTTAGCCATGATGCCCTCTTCTGGCAGGTTGCTAAAGGTGTAGCGATAGGTCGAGTCGTTGCGGAAAACTGTTAGGTCGTTGTAGCCAGCAACTAGGCCAGTAATCCATTGACCGTCACCGCTGTTTACCGAAGAAAACGATGTTGCGACATCCCAGTAACGCCAATCCTGCTCAGGGCTGCCGTCAACCTCACCTGTAATGTTTGACCAGTACATAATTGACTGAGTTGCAGTACCCCGAGGGCCAAATGCAAACAATCTTTCTTGGTGGAGTTCAAGGCCATCTGCCGCAGGCATTGTTGCAATGGTCTCAGTTGGGTTGCCAGTTACGAAGCTAGAAGTCCCTGGATCCCAAATCTGAGCACCGCCAGACCTCCAGATTGCACCGGCACCATCGTTGCGACACATGATGACGTGTTCTTGGTACTGTACAAAATCAGTAGCGTTGTGATCCCAGATCTCAGTCCAAGTGTTTACTAGGTCAAAAATGTAAGTCTTTGTCGGCGACGTGTAAACGCCGTACCGAGCGCCAGCTTCTGAAACGTAGTATCCAAGCAAGTCAAAGTGGACATTAGACTCAGGCAGCGTAGCCGTCGCGTCTGGCCAAATTGGCGGTCTTGATGTTAGGGCACCACGGGGGGTGAACTCTAGGTTCTCAAGAAACGGAACTTCGTTATCGGCAATAACCGACTGATCCCAGAAGTTGTTTAGACCTCCGGAAAAGTCGTTTAGTGGCGCTGACCTTTGGCGTACGACATCAGACATAATCGTTTATATCCGGAGAGACGCCAGGGTACATGTCGGTCTGAGATATGTTTTCTTTATAGCTCAGGCGATCCAGTCCGTCTCTAAACTGAACAAGCTTGTATTGTGCTGCCCCGTAGTTTTCGTCGTACTCTAGCGCATTCATCATGCAGTAGTTGACCAAGTTGTTTAGGTACCTATCGGGCACCCCGAGAGGAGAGTCGGCAGCAGTAACTGCTGTAGGCATCTTGACGTACTCTAGCTTTAGTCCGTTGGTAAATGAGGTGTTAGGTGTTGGGTAGAAGGTGATCACACCTGCTCGCTCGTACCAGACGTCGGGATACTTGGAGTTTGCATCTGTGTTTGGGTCGTCTGAAAGAATAAAGTCGCGGAAGCTCTGGGGGGATAAGTTCTTGACTGGGCGGTTGTCTACGTAGACAGCTTCTATGTACTGCACCTTGTCACCCGGGAAAGTGTACTCTGCCTGCCCAGCTACGATGTTGGATAGCTTTACGGCCTTGAGAATTGGGTTGTTGTTGACGATTTCTTGCTGACCATCGTTGATCCAGCGCAAGATAGTTGCATCAGTCAGCTGAGCACCTGAGTTGTCACCAAACTGGGTCTTTACCCTAGTGATTACATCTAGGGCGGTATAGCTGAAAATTTCTGCTGGCATTATTTCCTAAGAACGTGTCCATCGTGTGTATATGTAGATTTCTTTGACTTCATGATGGATGTCATGACGTCACGCCGCTCCTCCATCCATTCTACCTCACGTTTGGCCTCTACGGCCTTGTGCGCCATTTCTAAAAGGTCAAGTTTATTTACTTTTGAGTCAGAGTCTTGCATGTTGTTATCCACCAACCAAGCCACAAGCCTGTGGTCAATTTCAGATTCACGCAGGGTTCTAATGATGTATGACGGCAACAAGTGAGGCTCGTCGATAAGTGCAAATGGCTCTTCTGGCGAGAATGCAGGGTTTAGGCTGTCTAGCTTAATTAGCCTGACAGTTGGAAAAATGTCTTTGATTACCGCAGCAACGCGTCTTTGCTGTTCAGTGTACAGTCCGTCTATTTTGTCAAATTCTATGTAGCCCATTTGTCTCCTTCATCTATCTCTATTGTAACGAAAAACCCGCTGAGCTAGGTGAGACGGCCCTAGCCCAGCGGGCATTATTTTCGCCTAGAGTTCGGCGATACCTGTCATCACAGCGTGAGCGTTGCGTCGGTAAGTACCGAGCTGGCTGTACTGGAAGTAACGGGCCTCGTATGCGTCGGTGTCTGCAACGCGTGACCACATTGAGCCATCGCGATCCATCCATGACCAGTCGCGCTTGCGGTTGAGGACGATCTCCTTGCTCGATAGAGCGTAGAGGGTGCCCTCTGGTGCAGCGTAGTCAGATACGAACTTGATTGGCTTGCCCAATGCGTCGAAGCTGAATGCACGCTGTCCACCGGTCAGGGTTGCACCGTTGGTGAACTGGCGTAGACCCTGCAGTAGGTTCCAGTATGCGTTGAACACACCTGGGCTTGCTAGCATGACGTCAACGTCGCCACCCTTCTTGTCAACGCTCTGTACGAGGTTGATTAGGGCGAGCTCGGTTAGGGTACCTGGGGTACCGCCGGACGAGATGTCAGTCTTGGTTGCCTTCCACACTGGGTAGTCAGCTGGGTTGATCTCGTGTAGCTCGGAAGTGTCGTCGACGATAGCCGCTAGACCAGTCCACTCCTTGCCGTAGCTGTTGGTGGTGTTTGATCCACGAACCAAAACGTCGTTAGCTGCCAGAGCCGAAATGGTTCCGGTAACGGTGATGACCTTAGTGGTTTCGTTGATAGCGGTTACCTCAAGCTCGTTGCCTGAGTCAGCTACAGCGCCTGTTCCAGTGTCGATACCGACAAGGATCATGCCTTCCTGTACCCAGTGAGTTGAGTCAACGGTGATGTTCTGTCCTGAAACAGAAACTACGGTAGCGATGGTACCTGATCCGTCGCCGTAAACCTGACGGTTTAGGTCGACAGCTAGGTCACGCTTTAGACCAGTGATTTCCATGTCAACTACGTTGATGAAAGCCTGGTAGTCCTCTGCGGCCTGCTCGAATAGCTGGCCATCTACCTCGATTGAACCGTAAAGGTTGGTGAGGTATAGGTGGGCCTGCTTGTACTTCTGAGCGCCAGCAGTAGGTAGCTTCTCAC